TGTTCCGTGATCTGTTATTGCTAATGCTGTTTGACCAGCATCTTTTGCCGCCTTTACAAGTTCGGCAGGAGAGTTAAGGCCATCCATCAATGAATAATATGAATGCACATGTAAATGTGTAAATGACATTAACTCTCCGCCTTTAACTTTGTATTACCAGTCTACGCTGCTTGATGTAGCAGAAGACTCTTCGTTACCACCATTTTCTCCCATATAGAAAGCTTCTTGCTCTGCATATGGAACATGACGAACTGCTGTCTTTTCAAGATCAAACAATTCAAGACTTGTAAAGTCGAATGGCGTTTCGTCTTTAGCAAGTGGGATGATTGTATAGCTTGTGTCTGTTTTGGTTCCGTTACGCTTAATGCGCCACATCAGGTTAGTGATGCTTCCCATTTCGCCAGCGTATTCAATCAAGGTAGGTGTGATTGTTTTACCACTGGTTCCCTGAGATAGAATTGCAACATATGGCTCTTCTTTACCGTCATCTACCAATACATTAATGTATAGGCGTGTTCTGGCCTTCCAGCCAGCCTTTGGATCCTTGCGGTGCTGTTCATTAGCCCAGTCACGACCCTCAGACTCCATTGTATCTAGAGCCTTGCGACGGTAATCCTTTGGGTTTGTGTGCTCCAATGCAATAAAACCGCATCCAAGCTTGTCGTTATAATTTGGTGAATCTGGATCTAGTTCCTGGAGGAATCTAATCTTTACGCTTTCGCCGTCTTCAATCTTAAGCCAGCGAGCCTTGCTATCGTCCCCACCACTGTAGGTAGGCTTGTCTAGCGCTTTGTTTAGGTCTTTTAGACCCTTTACTATACTCATTTATTCTCCTTTATAGTTGATGGTATATATCCATCTGTATTTGTCATTATATCATGAATTCCAGGATCTGTATTCTATATCGGATACAGCATTTTTAATACAAGTTTTTATTTCTTCATCAGTCATATCGCCTGCATCTTTTGCATCATGTGGATATATCTTACCATATTCGTACGAAGCCCACAAGAGGTCCTTGAATTTTAATTTATTGACTATGCTTTGACCTAATTCTCTGCCAGCCAAATCTGCGTCTGTCATTACTGTTATTTTATTAAAATGTCTATTTAATAAATTATGTTGTTCTTTTGATAAGAATCCGCCAAGCGTAGCAACCACATTTGGGAAACCTGCTTGATGAACACGTATTGCATCGAAATTAGATTCAACTACGATAACATGGTCGCCAATTTTCTTAGCACGATGTATATTAAATAAAGTTTTGCTCTTTGGTAGATTGGTGCTGTTTTTAAATTCCTTACCTTCGATTGATCTGCCAACTAATCCTATTGGTGTTCCATCTGGACTATGCACTGGTGTAATAACCATATTCATAGATGCTGAATATCCTAGACTAAAATGATCGATAGACTCTTTATTGATTCCTCTTGAAGCAAGATACTCCACTGCTTCTTTAGACATGCCTGCATGCAATCTATCTAATGTCTCCTGAGAAAACTCTTCAAACACTGGCTTCTCTTCCATAGCCTCTGAAAGTAATGCATCGAAATTCTCTAAAGCTTCTGCTTCTTTAGAAGATATAAAACGCATAGCCTCATATTCATTCTTATTCATCACACGCTTAACTAATTCTTGTAGCGTTCCAGCCTCTCCGCATGAAGGGTTAAAGCAAATAAATGCTCCTTTTTCACGGCTTACGCTAAATGAAGATGTGTGTCTGTTGGAATGAAATGGGCAGTAGCATAGAAAGTCATTACCAGTTTCGCCAACAATATTCAGTCCTATAGATTTTAAGACTGACTTGATATGCGCTGGCGTGTATTGCGTGGTATCAACTTCCCTTGTGTTATACCCTCTAATTGCCATGCTTTCTTCTTTCCCACATATACACCATGGATGCTCATTAAGAACTTCCAAGTCTCGCCTGTGAATTCTACCGAAAAGGCTGGGTCTATGTCAAGTACCCTGACATATCCTTTCCCTCTCATGTCCTGCGTTAATAAATTTTCATACTGTGGCCTCAAGCTTATTAGGCGTGAGTTATCATCAAACTGTACCTCAATTTGAAATCTTTTAATTTTTCGATGAGTCACTGTTTAGCTCTGGAAGGTTTTCATAAATCGGAGTAATAACACCACGATTAATATCCCAGTCTAGATAGAAGTCAAACTCATGACCATGACGATTCTTTCTAGATACAACTTCAATCATATTGGTTCCTGGGTAACGATGAATAGCCATAGCCATATCAGCATCATATTCAATTGCCTTTGACCAAGCTACCTGACTCATCATTGGTGGATTATCTTGATCTGAGATATCGTCTGCAGTTGCTGCAGTAATATCAATTACTGGAATATTGTTTGATACTGCAAGCAATTTAAATTCACGAGAAATATTTCTGTTACGTTCTACTTCAGAGTTGCTTCGCTTATTATCATTAAACAATTGATGGTAATCAAGAATAACTAAGTCTGGCTTATGCTGGTCAATCTTACCTTGAATTGTTGCTGGAGTTACATCTCCTGCTCCTTCATTTGACACAAGTATGAATGAGTTCTTGCCAGTAAATTTCTTTTGGCCCCATGACTTAAATGTATCAACATCGATATCTCCCTTAGAGAAATCGCTTGCACGGAATAAACCAGAACCTAGCATTGTATAAATGCGGTCACGCATATTCTCTGGAGACATTTCAAGAGATACAATCATTGGCTTAAATCCCTGTTCCCATGCCTTGCATGCAAGGTAGGATGTAAACCATGTCTTACCACGCCCTGGCCAGCCGATAGCAACTATGAGATGGCCTGGAGCCATACCAGTCGGATATGCCTTATCGATAGCTTCAAAACCCGTTAGGATTCCTGGACTACCGCCCATAGCCGCTGATCGTTCTTTGACCGAAAGGAAGTGATTCTCTGCTGCCTCTAAATCGGTAACATCGATATCACGTACATTATTTGTAAACTTGCTAAGACTTGCTAATCTACTCTGCATGTCTGCAAGAACTCTGGACGCTGCATCTTCTTTGAGAGCTGAGCCTGAATGAATTAAAATACTCTTAAGCTTACTTGAAAGATATTCATTCTTAAGCTTATCTAAATAGTATCCAGTTTCTCCTTTGGTTGCTACTGGTTCAAAATCTTTAAATCTTTCTACAAGGATTCCAACTTCTGGAACAGCCTTAAACTTATAATAATATGACTTTAGGCTATCCCATATATCTTTATGAGAAGTAAAGATCTCATCAACATTATCTGCAAGTAGTGTGCTTATGTCTTTGTTCTTGCATACCGCAGAGATTAGTTCCGCCTCTGTATTCATTCTATTCCTTCCACAAGCTTCCTTGTCTCTTCCCGTAGGTGGTCCCTATGGATTCTATCGTTCTGTATATCTTTTTGCATTCTATCAATTCTATCGAAGTTATAGAAAAAAAATTGCAGTGGATGATTAAACTTATTTATTCTGAAATAATATTCAATCAATTCTTTTGCACGTTCATATCCTACACTATCTATAACGTCTTGCATACCCCACTTTTCACGAAACTTATTAATTCGTGGGCTTCTATTATATTTCTGTTTATATAAAGACTCATATAAACTAATTAAAATATAAGGACCCTTATCATTTGCCACGTTTTAATTCCTCTTCTACTTCACGAGTCTTTTCAATAAGCTTTTCTTCTACAAACTTATAAACTCTTTCTGTAGCCACATTTACTGTCTCGCCTGCACGAAGATCGTCTTCTACTCCAACACCTATCTTGATGCTTTCATAGTTTCCTAGATTACGTGTAAAGGACAAATCAACTTTAACCCTTGTTGTCATTTGTGCTCCTTCATATGTCTAGATAAACTATCGTGAGCGAATATGCCCCACCGTAGTTCCCACTCTTTACCGCAAACATCACATTTAATAACTCTGCTCACTACTCCGCCTTCCAAACAGGTACAAACGAACCGTCAACGGTCTTAGTATACAATATTAAGTTGTGTTTGAGAAGAGCCTGTAATTCTGAGCGTGATGGAAGATCTCGAATATGTCCAGCATCAATAATAAATTGATGAATGTCCAAAATGTCCGATTCGCTCAACATATATCGAGACCATGTACTATCTGGATTACTAATAGGATAAACTTTTTGCGGTCTTTTTATTTTACCCTGCAAAATATATTCTTCTATTGTTACCCTATGTCTATTTAATATTTTACCAGCTTCAATTATGCTGTAAGCCTTTTCCATATTTTTTTCAACCTGAGAATAAGAATACATTACACGTTTTTTATCTGGGTATGACCAAGCAATAATTTCATCTTTCGCCCTAGACGCTTTAAGAACCTTATGGATCTTTCCGTTTAAGAAGAAATAGAAGAGCTTTTTGCGTAATCCCTGTCTGTTTTTTCTAACCATTTACCGAACGCATTCGTTTCCTTATTGATCATCCAACGCTTTCCGCATAGGATGCAAAACAATTCTGTGTGTAGTTTTTGAGAGAATACTCTATCAATAAAAACTCTACCATTGCATCTCTGACATTTCATCATACGGAAAACAGCTTCCCATCAACAACACAGGTATAGTCTGGAGAAATATGAATCATTTGAATATGAGGATAATCATTTACAATATGGGCAACTGCAAAACCCTTTTGCCAATCATGGTGCTGGGTATACTTCATGCCGTCACTCTTTTCATCGCACATGTGTCCAATTTCATATCCACGAAGAGTTTCTCCCTCACCATTATTTCTAAGTTCATATGTTACCATATGTGAAGCAATTCTGTGAGAGTGGCCACGAATTAATGATACCTGCATATCTTCCATATCTTTTCTTGCAGATCCAGTAGCGGCAATTGATAGTCCATGATGTACGTGAATGTCACCAAATCTCCGCTTAGGCAACTCGTTGTAATATATGTATTCATACCCCAGAGAATCTAATGACCACAACGCCTCTGGCGTCACTTCATTAATATAGTCTGGAAGCTTTGCGTCGATATAATTAAATATACGAACATCATGATTACCAAGTGCTGAGAATAGTTGAGCATCTGGAAGCATGTCACGAGTCTTAGTATAAAAATCTCTTGCACCTTTTGCCTCGTGTCGCATCATAGGCACAATTAAATCTTTGCTGTCTGTTTTATGAAGGTTCAAAAACTCTGCTGAGCGACCCTCTGTATACTTGCTATAGCAAGCTTGATCATCTGTATCGCCAAGGTAATCCACAACATCTGGCTTAAACCACTTCATGACTTTAAACCATAGCTCAATGGCCTTATCATCCTGATATGGGAACTGCTGATCGGACGATAGCATCCATTTCAAATCGTTTGACATTAATTTTCCTTGCGTAAAAAAAGTCACGGAGTCGTGACTTAGATGTTATAGAAATTGTAGCATATATTGCTAGCCTGTCAATAGGCTAGTTTTTAACTGCTAGAAAATATATTGAAATATATTTATCGCTACCCGAACCATGAATTTGTACTTTAGCAGTTTCTTGAGAAACTGACCCACTTACTATAGATGGCTCTTGTATATCTGCAAAACCAGACTTACAGACGGCTGTTAGTAATATCGCTGAAGGCTTTCCAGAAAATTTAGCACCTGAATAATCAATAGTATATGTAGTCACCTTACCCTTAGTAACTTTTTCTGCACCAGTTTTACCGCCAAAAAATGAAGGAGGAGTAATTTCTGCTGGAGTTTTATTTTCTAAATCTCCTACATTAATACTTGATCCAGCACTAACCTTTGATCCTGCTAATGCGGTGGCTTTAGCTACATCTGTTTTTAATTTTTGCAACAGGGTAGCATCAATTGGATCACCATCATTAAAGGTATCGCTCATTATATATTTTCTCCTAAATCATGTGCTGAAACTTCTGCCTCAGACACTTCAATCATCTTAGATCTATCTAATCCATATTTAGTAAACGAATCTGGGTCTACAATATGTCTTAGTTTATTCTGTGATACTAAGTATATTTTACCATCTGCTATGTTCTTGATCAAGGCTCCGTCTCTGAAACCTAACTTGCCTGCAACTTTAAATCCTGCTAAAGCCGCTTCAGTTGCATTTACAGTTGTAAATGACCAAGACTTGGCAGCCCTATCAGAAATTAACCTATACCTCTTGCCATCTTTAATCCAATATGTATCTTTATCTGTTTTAACAGCGATACCTGAAGGAAAATTAGTTGGCTGTGAGATCGTTAAGGTGGCTTTCGTATTCTTTAACAGCCTCAACCTTAGCATCCTTTTCTTCCATAAGCTTAGTAATTTCTGCCCTAAGTATTGCAATTTGAGTTTCATAGTTAGATACGATTTCTCCAATGCGTTGCTGTAGAGCGGTAATAATTAGTTCCGCTTTTTCTGCCATTTATATTCCTACTCTTCTGTGACGACGGCTGCTTCAAGTGGTGCTGCTTCTGCTTCCAGAAGTGCTCTCTTTGAATTTAAAGCAGTTAGTCTTGTATTAAGTCCAGAAACGGTTTCTGAATTAACAGGGGATTCAGCATTTGCTACAATCAAATCTAACTCTGTATTATAGATCTGAAAGTCTAGACTCTTGATATGCTGATTTACTACACTTAGTTTATCTGCGTTTGTTAATAGTGACATTTTAACCCTCCTTTCATATTATATCATTTAAACCTGATTAGTCAAGGGGTGCTGGCCATGTGCCGCCCAGCAACTCTAACTCTTGAATTAAAGCTGATTTTACAATATTACATTCTAACAAAACATCATCAAGGGAATATTTTTCTTGAAATACGTCTGCATGCTCTATGTATGAAATAATAGAGCTTTCAACATTGTCTAGCCTAGCAATGATTATCTTTATTTTATCTTTGTTATTTATCATTAATTCTCCTATACATAAGTTGTGCTCGATGGATACCATGCTGAATACGTTGAAACTCCAGCAGTATTTCTAGCCCTTACCTGAGCTCTTGCATAATTATTTGAACCCGCATACCCTTGCGTAGAACTAAGCTGTAAAGATGTTCCAGTTATTCCTGTAGTGGTATAAGGTCCAAGTCGGTTGGTAGTATTTGTTGGTGCTGATGTTCTATCTGTATAATTTAGCACTTCATAGGTATCTGCTCCAGATACTGCATCCCAACTTACAAGTCCGCTACCAGACACTGTCACGCCAGTTGGAGTTGATGGAGCGGTTGCTGAAGCTTGCCAATAGGCATAAAATGTTATATTAGAAGTAACAGTCCAAGACCCTCCAGGATTAATTTGATATACATAACTAAATACGTTTGGAGAATCTCTCCAATATAAAAATGTGTACCCTGCTCTAGTCGGTGTTGGTGCTGTAACTGAAGTACCGCTATTCACAGTATTTGAAGCTGGAGATACAGAACCACCATTTGCATTCCATGAAATTGTATATTGTGTAACTACAGCAGGTGTAGATATAACTGTATTAGATGCCACAGTATTGCTACCAAAACCATTTGTTCCTGTAGTAAATGCTCTGAATTGATCTGGAGTACCAGATGCTTCTGAATCAGTAATGGTATGAGAAGCTACGTTTCCAGTTCCAGTTCCACTAGCAACCCTTGTTCCATCTGTGTCTGATGTAGGAGACGATCCTGTTTTCTTAACAATATATGTTTGATATGATATTGTTGCGGTGCCAGACATTGCAGATACATTTGCGGTAATTGTAGTTCCAGCCTGCTGAGTTCCGCTTGGACTTAATGTTACAGAGCCTCCACTGGGAGCAACTCCAGATGCATTTACGGTAACACTAGATGACTGTGTAGTTAATGTTCCAACACCGTTATTTGCAACAATTTGACACCTTAATCCAGTTCCGTATATAGACGCATAGTTTGATGGCGGAGAATATGTAGAAGATGTTGCTCCACTTAATGCGACCCATCCAAAAGATCCGCCTTCGAAATATTGCCATTGATACGAAATATCGGCTGCTGGTGCTGCACTAATAGAAGGAGATGCTGTATATGTTGTAGTTCCGCCTGTTCCAGATGAAGGAGACACGCTAACGCTTCCAGTGGGAGAAGCAAATGTGTAAGAGGCTGCTCCAGTTGATGGACCATATTCGCTATACGTTCCAGCAGTTCCAACTCCATTATTTATTGTGTTTCCTAGATTTTCACTAGACGATCTTACATAAAAATAATACGTAGTACCACTTGAAAAACCATAATCTTCCATTATTGTACTTGTAGTGCTTGCGGCGTCATATCTATTTTCTCCAACTGGAGCGGTGGAAGAAGAAACCCACCATAGTTGATAATAAGGTCCACTAGCACCAGATGAACCAATATATGCCCTAACAGTAGTATCGTTAAGCCGTGACATAGACACAATAGATGTACTTGTAGCTGGAGTTAACGCAACTCCTGTAGGAAAGTTAGTTTCATTTTGTCCATACAAATCATCATAATTTCTAACTCTTACTTTGACATAATATGTGCTACTAGGAATTAAATTTGTTAAAGAAATTGTTGCAGAGCTACCAGATATTGTAGTTGTAGACCATGTAGAACCATAAGACTCGGTACTTCTTCTTACCATATACTCTAATGTTGAATATAAATAATTGCTTCCAGTAGATGATGAAATTGAAACTGGAATTGTTGCAGTAGTAGATCCTGCTGTTATTGTTCCAAATGACGGAGCGGTTGGTGCTGTTCCAGTTGCATATATATAAACAGGAGAACTTGAAGATCCTCCGTCTGAAAAAGCAAACACACTTGAATTTGGATTACTTGCTCTTATGCTAGCTCTCATGAAAGAATAGTAGTTGTACCCACCAGAAGGTTTTGGACTTCCCCAAGATGCAGAATTGCTTGTTGTAGTAGAATAAGGAGAGGCCAAATATGTTTGCTCTGTGGTCCAGGAAACGTTGTCATTGCTTCCTTCATACAAAATTTGATATCTAGTTGCATTAGTTGATGCATTCCATGAAAGAGATGTGCTTCTTATAACTCCTTGGGAGCTTGAACTCGGGAAACCTTTTATAAAAGATATTGTATTAAATGGTTCAGGATCTTGAGCCTGATTAGTTTTAATATTTTTATTATCCTGTACAGTAAAGGCAGACTTTGGAGTAAATCCATTTATATTAATAACAGAACCTAAATATTTTGCTGGAAGAGTGCCAGAGTTATTTAGGGTAAGCCTTGCTATATAATATTTGTTTATAATTGTTGGATTGTGATATGTAGTAGCACTTTTTACTGTAGTTCCAGTTGTAGGAAATGTGCTTAGATATTCTATCTGCACCCTATTAGATGTTGTTAAAGCATCTGTTAAATTGTCTACAGCAAACCATTCGACATAAGATTCTGATAAGTCTGTTTTATCATACCATCTGCTACTGAATGTAAAATTAGCAGACATGGTTGTAGCTGTAAGAGCAATGTCTTTTTCAAGCATTGTAATAGTGCCAGTTGGTCTTTCTCTTACTATGTATACTTGAGTACTTTCGGCTGATGCTGTTCCAGCAGAATTTGTAGCACTTACTCTAAATGTTAAAAAATTTCTATCAAAGTAATCTCCATCACTTTGACCAAGGTGTGAAGATAGGTTTGTGAGCATATCTGTTCTTCCAGTAGTAGATGTTACATTCAGCTCAGCAGTATTATCATTTTGATTTCCAGAAAGATTATATAGCCATGTGTAAGTAAATGTCATTGAGCTTCCGTTTCCAGAAACCCAAGTTCCATCATATCCCCATAAATGTCTTCCAAGGCTTTCGTATGGCCAACCCAAAACTGGGGATGTATAGTTTGGACCCATTTGTTGAACTGGAGGAGCTTCAACTACTGGGTTAACTGGGTCATCTATTGTTCCAGTAGGATTATATGTACTATCTGTTCTAAAGGTATTAAGTCTTATTTTAGGTATATCGTTACCGCTAATAAATGGTCTATTGCTAGTAGTATCAAATACTTTACGCCATCCGCTAGATGTTTTTACATATGCTTTTCTGATAGCCGTCCATGTCTGACCACCAGTCTTTACATACATTTTTTTTATTCGGTCCCAGTCGTAGGCACCAACTTTTATATATGACTTACCTGCCATTATTAATCCGCCGTACTAAATATAACGTCACCAATTAGCCCAACATAGGGCCAACGAACATGGTTTATGTTTGTAATGCTTGTTTCTGATGCTCCAGATCTATAAAATGCTCGTCCAGCAGTAACTCTTCCATCACTAAAAATTTGTAAAACAGCACCCGCTTCTTTGCTACTATTGTACATGCTATGAGTAGCAGTTGTAAATCCTTTAAGAACAACACCACCAGTAGCATTTGTATTTATAACAACTCCAGTACCGCTTAAACTAATATATGATCCGCCTCCCTGCAATGTGGAATATCCAGATGTTGACATAAATAATGCAGGAGATGTAGTTGCGTTATATCCACTAGATGGCTTAATACTAATTGAGCTTGCTGTAGCAGTACCTGGTGATGAAGCAACAAATGAGTCTTGAACTTCTCCGTCAGTATTTGTGTCAGATCCATAATATGAAGATGAGCTTATAGCGCTTCCTGCTATAGTATATGTAAAGTTATCATTGTCTATCAAGAATCCGTTTGTAAAACTAATATGCTGTGAAGCAGCATTTAATGTTATTCCTGCGGAAGATAATGATGTGGCATTAACTGTCCATCCACCAATTTTTCCAGTACCATCTTTTGCTAATTCAAATCTTGGTGCAGTTACGCCATTTGCATATGCGGCAATTCCGCCTGAGTTAATTAATATTCTATCACCACTCGTTGCGCTAGCACCGATATAGAATGTTCCAGTAATGTCTAGGTTACCAGTAATAGTTCCAGAATTTGCAAGAATTTTTCCAGTAATTTCTGCATCTGTGGCTATAAGTTTTCCAGTAGATGCCGCAATTGATGTTGCTCCCACGTTTAAAGATCCACCTGTAATTGTTATATCTGAAGCCGTTACAGCTCCAGCTGGAGTAACAGAAAACTTTGCAGTTGATGATCCAGCAGAAGTTGGGGATCCTGCCCAAATTGCATATGTTCCAGATGAACTAATTCCAGTGTATGTTCCAGTAGATCCTCTTTCAAATTTAGACGAATCAATTGTCCATCCAGCAATTTGTCCATATTGTGCGTATATTCCGCCATCAGAAGTATCAAGTCTTAGTTGAACTGAACCCTTTTTAATTACAAGGCCGCTACTATTTAAAAGGAATCCGTCAGATGCTAAATTTCCAGAAGACAATGTACCCTGATATATAGATGCACCAGATACACCCATTGCAATGTTTCCGCCAATTGTTGTTCCGCCAGCAACTCCTAAATCTCCGTCTATTGATAATTTAGTACCGTTCCAAGAAACGTAGTTTGATGAGGCCCCGCCAATTTTAAATAAAGCCGATTCTGCAGAATCTATATACCAGTAGTTATTTGCGTTAAATACAAGTCCACGTTTGCCAGTTTCTACTCCATATCCAAACTTAAACATTCCTGTGTCACCACTAGAACTAGCTCCGAAATATCCCGTAGTGGTTACGTTTGTACCAATAAATGGTGTTCCAGAAACTGTTAGGTTTGGAGCAATTGTAGTATATGCAGAAGAAGTATTATTAAACTCATCATATGAAGCTATTCCTATTTCGTATGTAGTGCCTACTGCTAGCCCGCCGAGTCTATACGTTGTTCCAGTTCCTGGAGAATCGACATAAGAATAATTTTCAAAAGGTGCGGCGGCTTTGTATGGCCTAAATCTAATTCTATATCCTCGAAGAGTTGAATCTGACACAGCTGACCATGATAAGCTAAGGAATCCATTGAATCCGATTGATCCAGTACTATCGATCCCCGCCGTTCCAGTGATTGTTGCTGGAGCATTTGGAGCATTAACATCTGCAGCAATTGCGTCAATTGGTGTAACTGTTTGTTCAGCAGACCACGATGAAGTAAACCCATCATCAGTTAAAAATTTTATTTTAACAAATCTTTGTGTGTATACAGTTTTCTTTATAATTGCTGGACTTGATCCGCTAAATACTAAATCAGATTCTGATGGATCACCTGCACCCCAAGTTGTTCCAGATTCATAAACCTTTGCATAAGAAGCTCCAGTTGGCAACGTCCAAGTTGCGGTGTACCCATTTGTAATTGCAGTTAATGTAAACGATGGCGTCACTCCAGTTAACGGATTTGTTTTTGTTCCTACCGTAAATGCTGTTCCAGAGTCACGATTATCTAATGAATCTGCAGAAACAAATAGGCCTGTGAATGATGTGTAGTACTGACCAAATGTGTTGTATAGTTCTGTTTGTGTAATTAAAATTGATTGTGATGTTCCAGCGGTGGAGGGAAATTTAGTAAAGTATCCGTCATTAGATCCGTTAGTAAGCTTAATAATAAACTTCTTAGCATCTGCTGAAACTGTTGCTGTAATTAATATGTTATTTCCTGACCAGACTGCAGTTACAGAACTTGCTGCAGTAGGTGGAGTTACATCAAGTGCTGCTGCTACTGGGTCTACTGGAGTAACTGCTACTGGATCTGAATATGCGGTATTGCCTGCAATTTTATCTGTAAGTTTTAAGCGAACCCATCTTTGAAGAACATCTCCAACTGTTATTGTAATTGGGTTAGATGACGTTACACCAACTTCTTGATAGCCAGTTGTAGGTGCGGTGCTTGACGTAGAAACTGCCTCTTCAATAATAGCATTATCAAAATTCTTATCTGTTTGCTTAGTATATGAAACCGTATAGCCAAGAGAGGCTGGTGTGACTGTAATAGTAGGCTTAGTTAATTTTGAAACATAGGAGGCGGTAGTTAAAGTTAATCCATCTGACCACGGACTTACTTTACCATTTGGATACACCCATTGAAAATTAAAAGAATACTGTTGTCCAATTTTTAAATCTACAACAGGTATTGTAAAGTAGTCTTGACCAGTCTTTACCTTTTTGTCTTTATTTAAATCATCTGGGTAATCTTTTGAAGCACCATCTCCATAATATTTAACCATTTAGAACTCCAGCTGTAACTTATATTCGATATCTACTGGTCTACCAGGTTTCTTAATTAATGGTGTTGATAAAACAGATCTGCTAATTAAACCATATGTTGGATCAAATGTGTCTTCATCGTTTATTCTTATAGCGTCAAAGTAGACTGTTGTATTACCACCAGATGCAGTTGTTTCTACGCCAATCTTTATGATAGAAGATGGATCTGGCAAGTTGGGGGCAGCTGTGTAATTTGAAAAAAGATTATTAAGCGATACAGTCTGTATCTTATCTCCAGTTCCAGATTCTGGCGTAAAGTCTACATAATAATATGCTAAATCAGAACTGTAAAACTTTAATCTAATCTTAGATACATTATTGTCTGCTTTTTTATACGCAATAGCAATTGTGTCATTTATACTGTAACCAGATATGTCATCAGAAATAAGAGAGTTAATATACTCTTTTGTTTGACCAGATGTAACGTCAACCCTTATCATACTATCACTAACCTTTGATAAGAATGTATAGTTACCATTAGAATCTATTGTATTGCCTTGTGAGCTTGGATTAGTCGATCCACTAAACCAATTAAATTCGTTTGTAAAAGATGTAATAAACTTACTATCAAAATTATTAAATGACGTTCTGTCTCCAGGATATAACCCTATTTCAGAAATCACTCCAGATATATCTTGTGGAATTGTTGATTTATATGTAATAAAATAATCAAACACTGGGTCTCCGTCGATATCTACGCCTGTTTGTAAAATATTAAAACTAGATAACTCTACTGGTAAACGATAAAACTCAAACTCTAATTTAGTGTCATTACCCTTTGCATTTGGCGCAGTTGATCCAATCCCAAGAGCCAGTTCTTTTGACAAAAAGGAATTGTTTCCTGATAGGTAACTTATTAAAAATCTTTTACCAAATTTAGTTATCATTTTTTCTCCACTCTTACATTTATTGCTTTTAGCTCTACTCCACTGCTATTCTTAACTTTAAATACTACTTTTGCACTTGGGATATTTGCTGCATCAAGAACCACTTCATTTGATACTATTTCAATATCTACAAGACTCGGTCTTAGCTTACTGTCTGTCTCTTCGCCGTCCCCAGATTCTCCTTCACCAGACTCTTCTTCATTTTCAGACCCATCATCTTCCTCATCATCTTCTGGATCATCGCCTAAATTATCACTAGCTAATTTACCCTGACTTAATGCAGCCGCATATTGAGGCAGCTCATATGCCAAATAGTTAGAGTTTGTATAGAAGTCAAGTTCTGACCCAGCCACCGTAACAAGAGCTGCGGTGTTTGGCTGGCTGCTTACTGAGGGCTTCTTTTTGTTTGAGGATACCATTTTTTTATTATACCATTTATGAACTATAAATAGATCTAGTCGTTATCTTGGTACTTAGCCCCCCATCAAATGAATTATTAATGTTTGATACTATAAATTTTTGTGTTCCGTCTAGCCCATTAGATGGATAGTTAATTGTAACAATATCTCCTACAGAAATCAAGGGGTTTGAAAATACTTCTAGTTCACATACGGATTGCTTTTTTGACCACTGACCCTTAATCCAATCAGACAGACTTTTAGCATCTGATTCTTTTTGAATCCATACTGATTCAAAAGTTACCTGTTCTGGTACGGTAAATTCATTTATTGTCTTATCTAAATATTCATTTTGACCAGACTGAACTAATGTATTTCCAATAACGCTGAATGACGCAAATCTGGAATCGTCCAGGGGTACGAAAGTTCCAGCATTATTTAAAACATATACTTCTGCTCCGAATGAATTTAATCTATAACCCAAAAACTCTACAAACTGATTTAGTCCTAAGCTAGGTATAATTGGAAAAGCTGGTCTAGAATCAAATTTAATATTTACTTTTAGAAGCTCTCTTGCCACCGTTCCAAATTCATCTATGGCTCCGCCAGCTATTCCAGTATTATTAAATCCGCTAGAAAGCTTATCGCCATATAAAAAGTCTAGCGTCGTTGAGCCAAATCTTCCAGCGTATTGATTTCCAATTATTCCATCCGTATACTGCTGTTGGCTAAGCGGAATAGAATATACATAATCAAAAAATGTCGAATTAACATTTGAAAATAATGCTACATTGCTTGTTGGAGAAAGTGTGTCAGAAGCATCTACTGCTGTTACCTTAAAATTATTAATAAAAACATCTATCGCAACAACTGAACTTTGTATTTTTACACGAACATCAACCTTATAAGAAACCCCTTGTGCCAAATAAGCTAAGGACTTTGTATTACCTTCTTGGCTATCTTTTAGTGGAGTTATCACACCATTTTTTACTTTAAAGATTGATAGTGGTCTATCAGATCCGCTTTCTGCCTGATTGCTTGTTGTTTCTAATTTAATATAATATCCGTCTAAACCATTTGCACTAGTAAAAAATCCCATTCCGCCAGAAGCTCTTGTGTTATCTTTTGTGCCTTTAAAGAATAAGCCTGTGCCAACATTATAATAATCTCCAGTCGATACAATTCCCATATCTTTTACACAGACAGAATATTGATTCTTAGTGTTAGAGCTTCCACTAGATGTGATTTGAAATAAAGATTTTTGAATTGATTTAACTGGGCTTCCGTCATCTGCTATAGTTGCGGTTTGTTGAGAAACATTTGAAGGGCTGCTTGTACCATTTAAGTTATCAGAACTAGATCTAAATGTATTATCAAAACCATTCCAGCCAGTTACTGATCCAGTTTTTGCATGAGCCACAGCGGCTGTTCCAAATGCTCCTCTGGACTTTATTCTAACTTTGCCTGTTTGACTAATTGCTTCATTGGCTGGCAATGTAGTAGTGATATCATTAGCTATTTTTTGTAAATCTGAAATTTGTGTAATCCAAACTTTTGTGTTTACTAGTTGTTGATTTGCATACTGATATTCAATTGCATCATATTCTATAATTTCAGAATCTATAACTAAATATCCAGCATAGTTATATATAATTTGCTTAAGGTCTTGATTAACTGTTATAGGAATTAAGCTCATTTCTGTCCCCGCACCGCCGCCACTTGTGCTAGCAGGGATATCTGTTGATAAAGAGTAGGCTCCTAGATAGGCTGACCCAGATTTCCATAAAGGTTGTCCATCTCCAATAAGTTGACTTGATGTTACTGGACTCCATAAAACCTTTACTTGATTGACTGCTGGAAGATCACGTTTTTGTAAAGAAATAATATTTGGCAAAATGCTTCCGTCTTTTGAATATTTAAAATTCCAATGAGCATCTGATTGAGAAAATAAGTAGTCTCTTGTATAGAACTGCAAAATATTATTTTCGTCAAATGTTGCAACCATTTGAGAGTCTCTGCATAATTCTTGAATAGCGTTCCATACACTTTCGCCATCATCTGTCCACCAATAAAACGGACTAAGAATAGAAGTATCTGTTATTTTACCAGTAATATCAGTTTTATATTTTATATCATAGTTTGTAAATCCAATATTATCTAACATTCTTCTAATAATTCCTACCGAAGTAGAGTCTTTAGAAACCATGCCAGGACAAGATACGTCTTGTAAAAACTTTGCACCATCTAAGGCATCTAAGGATATTTCACCAAACTCTGAAGTACTCCAGTTATCAATATAAAATGTACCCTGTTTAACCTTTTCATATTGTCCTTTTGAGTCTGTGTATGGAGCTCCAGAATAATATACTTTTATGTATGGTTTTAACTCTGCTGACTTATACATATATAAATTAGAAGCATTAAATGCTGTGCCTTTTTCATATGTAATAATTTTTCTAGAAGATTCATACGACACCAAGTCCATAGAAGCTGAGTTAGCCGAAACCTTACCTACTGGTAAAATGTCATCTGCGCTTGTAGACGACTCTTGAGATATAGAAAGACCAACAATATGATCTGTTAAATCTGCTACCCATCTAGGAGACACTTCAATGACTCCAACGTGGGCGCTAGTAACGCCAGACGTTACTAGCTTTAAAGCTGTTATAGATACAGGAGCAGCTAATGTAGAAGGTTCTGTAGTTGTCCATGCCGTTCCATTATAATAAAGAGTTAATGTTCCAGCATCGTAATTCTTTGTTCCGTTAGTTGTAAAAGGCTTTATGGCAGCACTTGTGCCTTCTGCAAGAAGTGCGTCGCCTTCTTTATATACTTGCCACGTTCCTGGAATAGAATGTGATATTTCAAATCTAACAATAACTTTATTTGTTAAAACAGCTTGTGGATACGTTATAGTTATATTAGCCCCAGTACCCTTTTGTGAAACCCAATATTTATAATATGTATCAATGCCAGGATAGTACGTCCTAAAATTTAAAGGATATTCAATTTTCTTAGGGTCTTTCCAAGTATTGAGGGCTACGTCTCCGAATATTCCATATTTTACTCCCGCCCCTAGAGGTCTAAATGGTTTGATAACAGAGGAAGCTGGAAATAATTTCTGATAAGGCTTAGCACCATCTGATCTAACATAATCTGAACCAACTACAGTAATATTATCTACCATTGAGTTCATATTATATTCAATAGTACAACCTACATTAGTTTGAATTGTAGTATTTTGCTCTATTAATGTTTTAACTACTGGAGACGAAATCATTATACCTCTTCCAGTTCAATAGAAACATTCCAGTGTGGCTGTAGACCACGTTTTACAACTGAAAAATTACAGCCTCCAAATACCACCGTATATAGTTCTGACGATGTTGTAGCCATGTTTGGCGTATATGCAGTGCCAGATGAAGAAGTATCTGTTCCGCCTTTTGCTAAGTTAATTCTAATATTAAATTCTTTTTTACCATCATCGCTTAGATAGAAAGATCTTAAGTCTTCAGCTCCCCAGCCTCCGTCAACTGTTAATGATCTATAAGATGGAAGCATAGTCCAAGACATTGAAAATCTACGCTTATCAGCAATATGATTTTTTCTTAAAGTTCCATTAGATGTTCTTGTAACCTTTTCAATTCTATCTACTGATATACTAATATCTGATCTATTATGCTCAGTAACCTTGTTCCAAATTTTAGTAGTTCCTTCAGGGGTTGCAAGTAAATCCTTTGCCTCTATATTTAAAACGGAGCCTCTAGGTAAATACATAGCCATTATTAGGCACCAACCCTTCTACTTATTCCTTCTTTAGCATTAATCAACGCAAGCTCTCTCTTGAAGCTATTTAGAACATCATCTGCGGTTACAGTAGTTCCGTTCAAATCTATATCTATATTATATATGTTATTGCTACTTGGGCTATTAATTATATTAGCACCTATGGTTCTAGTTCCAGTAGGGATATTATAAGAATCATTCATTTGGTCTAGCAAAGGTATTCCAAACTTTTGAGTTGCCGCCGCATTAAGAACATACTCGCCATTTGAAAGCATTGCTGGAATTGAATCAGATGTAGCCGTTCCTGCACCCCAGACTCCGCCCTGAGATCCGCTACCATATTTTCTAATAGCCCCGCCCTTGTATTTACGTGCTGACATTTCTGAAGGAATAACACCTTCAAACTTTTGAGCAACAGCTTGATGGCCAAATCCAATTTTTTCTTTTACTTTATATTTTCTTCCGTAAGTATCTATAAATTCATCTCCAGGCTCTAGACCCTCTGCCTTCATAATAGCTTTCTTTGCATCATCTGTTAGCATTCCACCAGAATAGGCTTTCTTTACATCCCCACTTGCTCCGCCTTTTACAAGAGCCGCAGACATTGCTGCATCATTACCCTTATAATCTCTTAACTTACCATCATTAATTTTATCTGTTAAAATAGTTACTTCTTCGGCATTAATTCCATTTTTAAGAGCAGTGGTAAGTTCTGATACAACATCCTTTGCTGGTGTTTTAATTCCTAGTTTTTTACCGAGCTCATCTAGACCACTTAGCGCTGCCTGATATTCTTTAGTATTTTTAAAGTTAACATCTGTTAAATACTTAAACATTGTTGTATTTAGATTTTGAGTATATTCTTGTAGTTTAGTATTATAGTCATTAGCTTTATTTCTAAGATCAGAAAGGCTATCTCCAGCAAGTGCCGCTTTCTTTGCAGCAGCTTCATTCTTAGCAGTAATAGCATCAAGTGCATCCTGAAGAGGCTTAACATCAATTTCTGCTTTAGCAATAATTGCTTCTTCTGCAGCCTTACGATTAGCATCATTCATTAACTGCTCAATTGTCATTTGCTCTTCAGCATATGAAGACATGTTGCCTTGAATCAATGCCTGCTGAGCTCTTAGTTGAGCTTTCTGAATTTCTAGCTGAGTATTTTCTGCCTCAGTTGCTTTACGAATTCCTTCAATTTTTTCCTGAGCGGCTTTTTTAATATCTGCAATTTGTTTTTGTAACCTAGCTGCTTCTTCTTTAGCATTATATTGAGCTTTTACAGATTGACCCCTTTGAGCTTTTTCAAGGTCTTTAATTCTGTTTGTCATCTTCTTATACTCTGCATTTGCACTTGCAACAGCAGGATTAAGTTGAACCTGAGCCTTTACTATTTCATTTAAAGATAATGCAGCAATTGCTGCTTCTCCAGACATTGTCTCAAAGTCTAGAGCTACGCCCTGAATAATCAATCTATATTTAGCCCATGCGCTAGATAATGTATCTGTATTGTTTAACATTTGAGCAAGTAGCGGATCTGTTTTGCCTAGCTCATTAATAACATCTTTGGATAGATTTGCTTGCTTGCCAAATGATTCATTTATTTTTTCTAGCTTCTGCTGTATTGCATTTCCAACATCATCAGCACTAGCTTTTCCTGCTGCACCTAATTCTTTTTGTTTTGATATGGTCTCTTCTAAAGTAGCGTCCATTGCCATAAATGTACTATGTAGTGCTCTAGCTTGAGATTCAGCATCTCCTGTTTTCATTGCAGCTTCAAATGTTTTTACTGTTTGAGCTGATGCCTGTTCCATATTTTGAATGCTCTGGAATGCATTAGAACTAATTGCTTGTGCAGCCATGTTAGCATTTTCAGACTGCTTAATCATTGTAAATATCTTAGCAGTAGCAACTTCTGCAGAATCTCCTGCAGCCATAAATTGTGCCTTTAATTGAATAGCAACATTTCCAACATCTTTTCTGTCTGTCTGACTAAACAATTCTATATAGCTACCCATAGTTGACTTGACTTGCTCTTTGAGCTTCTTGTATTGCTCAATTGTCATATTCATTGGAACGTTAGCCTTTGTCATGCTTTCATAAATCATCATGTTTCGTTCTTTTAATGCTTTAGCATCTTCAATAGCATCTTTTATCTTAGCATTATAATCTGTGTATTTAAATCCTGCCTTTTCAGCTGCTGCTGCATCTAAACCAAAAGCCAGTCTGCCTGTCTCTAAGGCCTTTGCTTTCTCTCTTTGCATCTTTACGAATAAGCCTATACCAGCTGTTAATGTGGTAATTGCTATTCCTAGAGGGCTAGTAAATCTTAGTAATGTTGCAAATCCTTTTAGTACGGGACCGAAGACTCTAGCGATTCCACCCAAATTACCAGCAACCCTAGATGATGCTGTAGCTAAATTATTTAATGGACCAATTGGTGTCTTTAGCTTAGCCGCAGTTTCAGGACCAAATGTTTTATCTAATCCTCTTGAAACCATTCCTCCGCCACGACCACCCATTCCGCCAAAGCCCATCATAGATCCAACTATAGATGAACCCATAGATATTGCTGATCCCAATCCACCACCTATTTGGTTTCCTATCATCTGACCGCCTAAACCAACTGCAAGACCGCCAAGCATTGGTCTTACAAATCCGCCACGGCGAACATCAACTGCTCCTTCTTGTAAACCTAATGTTTGATCTAAATTATATCCAGCATTCATTAGGGCAAGAGCTCCAGCATTTCCACGAGTTGCTGTCTTTGTTACAACAGACTCTCCTGGTTCAAGTAGGGCTGGTATTGTGTCTCCGCCACCATATCCTGGAAGATTTGTTACACCCTTCTGATGCCTTCCAACATTCTTTGCAAAGTTAGTTGGATCGCTGGCATGCAAGAACATCTCGTCTTGTGTCCCTCTAAATTCAGTATTAGGAATAACTATTTTATTTCCGCTTGCATCTGTTAATCTAATTACTTTATAAGAGGTACTTCTTCTTGATAAATTTGTATTTATTGGACTCTTTGAGCTAAACTGTTTCCAAAGTGAAAGTATCTCTTTATCGCCCTTAAACGCCATTCCAATTACTTTATTGGATTCTGTCCAATAAGGATTTGTAGCGTCACCTATAAATTCTTTAGCTGAAACTTTATTAACATAATTTGTAGAAATTTGTCCCAGTAGTTCGTCAGCTTGTCTTGGGCTTATCTTGCCACTTCTAACAAGTGCTTTTATGAAGGCATCTGTGCCACCTCTAACGACACCGTTACCTGCTGCCAATATTGATTGTAGGTAGGGGCCTGTAGGCATTGTGCCTGCTGTTAAAAGAGCATTAGCGCTCTCTCTTGTATATCCTGGAATTTCTTTACCATATACTCCAGACACACTCTTAAACTTATATGCACCTTGTTTTGCTCTAGATGATAGCAAGCCTATCTTTTGAGCTACGGCTTTTCCTAAAACTAATCCAGCTCCAACGATTCCTCTAGCATATTTTTGAACTCCAACCACACCGTTTGAAAGTTTTTTAGGAACTGTTGTTTCAATATTATATCCAGCACCAGATGTTCTAACCCCAAGTGCTCCTGCTACTTTATTTATAAAATCTCTAGTCTTACCCTTTTTGAAAAGCTCTCTCATATTAGATTTACCGCTAGCATCTACTACTGGTTGATTTAATGTAGGAACCATAGTTGGATTAATTGTTCTACCCATTGCCGCCGCCTGAGTTCCAACTGCTGAAGCAATCATTCTTTCTGTTTCTAAGTTAAGGGCAATTATTTTTGCCTTTGCTGCTTCTACAGTCATTTTGCCTGCACGTAATTCGGCAACAATCATTGCAGATTCTCTTGCAGCATTATCTGTCAGCTTAGATACAACTGGCAAAATATCATCGAACTGCATCATGAAATCTTTACTTACAACACCCGTAGCAACAATTTGTTTCTTTAACGCCTCTATTTCTGCCTTTGACTGCATTGCAAGTGTTGCCATCATTGCATGCCATCTTGCAGCTTCTCCAGAAACTATACCAGTTGAAACTCCGCCAACTGTTGTTAAGCCAGGAACATTTGGCAATTGATCATTCATGTAAATCTGTGGATTTTGACCAATCTTCTGATTAACTGGACCAGATCCTGGAACCATTCCAAACATAGTTTGTGCAAGTCTTTCCTGCTCTGTCATTCCAGATCTTGGAACCATATGAGAACTTGCCCTACTTCCCATAGGACCCGCTAGTGGGTGTTGTGGATTAACTACTCTTTGTCCGCCTGCTCCAACAACTAAATTACCAGCCATTGTTGTTACTGCTGGATTTACAGACATTGACCCAGCCTTGGCCTTTTGTTCTAATAGTGCAAACTCATCCAATAAATTTCTTAATGCTTGTTGTAATACTGCTGCTGCTTTAGCATCACTATAAAATGATTGTTCAACTAATCTACCAGCTTTTTCTGCCGCCAACATTTCTGGTGTTAGATATTTCCAGCCTTCTCCACCCTTTAGGAATGCCTTCATGTGGAAAGCTCCCTTTAATAAATATCCAAAGAAGTTTGCAAGTACACCAGTTAACATAATTACTGGACCGATGATTGCTGTGATTCCACCTGCTAAAGCTAATATTTGTTTTACTGGACCTGGCAAATTATTTGCAAATTGAACTACTTTGTCAATTACTTGAATAAGCACTGTATTAATAGTTAAAAACTGTTCGCCTACTTCTGCTAGAGAAGCTCTTAGGCTTTCTATTGCTCTACGATATTTACCAGAAGCAGATTCTGTTACGGCTGCTAATTCTCGATCAGCTACTGAAGCTAAATCCGAAGAGGATGCTTTCATTAAATCTAAAACTTGCAAGGTCTGAGATCCTTGACGACCTAAGTTTTCAAACAAAGCATTCAGTCTTGAGAATTGAAACTTACCAAACAACTGCTCAATAGCCTGTTGTTTTTGTAGAGGATCTAAATTATCTAGTGCCCCTTGTAATGCCATTAATGTGCCAGTTAAATTACCAGCGTTATTATTTACAATTCCTAAAAGATCTATACCTAGAGCTTGAAATTTACCTACTGCAACGTCTGTTGGGTTAATTAAAGAGGCAAGTGCTGACTTTAGAGCGTTTGCACCCTCTGATGCATTAATACCGCCTTCACGCATAGCAGTTAAATAAAGTGCTAAGTCTTGTACGCTTCCGCCCAATCCTTGAATTACTGGACCAGCTTTTGGAATAGCTTCCACTAAATCATTAAGAGTTGTAGAAGTTTGGTTTTCAACTGCGTTAAGGAAGTTAATAGATTCAGATAATTGATCTGTGTTTTGTTTAAACGCTGACTGAATAGCTAAAGTTGCCTTCATAGCCTCTTGACGATCTACTTCACCAAGTACTGCTAATCTTGTTGTTTCCTTAATAGATCCTAAAAGCTCGTCACCAGTTTTACCAGTTGCTGCAATATCAGCGGCTAAACCAATTGTTTCTTTAAATGAAACACCCATTGCTGAAGAAATTTCTTTTGCAGTAGCAGATACTTCATCTCTGACTCTGCCCAATTCTGCTGCTGATGTTCCTGCAACATCTCCATAAACCTTAGTTAAACGAACTAACTCTTGATCAGCTTCTCTAAATGCTTTAGCTGCTTGTGCTCCAAATGCTACAAGCGGAACTGTTAAGCCAACAGTTAACTGGCGACCAGCCCACTGAGTATTCTTACCCCAGTTAATAAGTTGTCCAGCGCCATCCTGGATAACCTTGTTCATGATTTGTAGCTCTTGTCTTGCTATTGCTGTCTTGTTTTTTATTTCATCCAGACCTCGTGGAACATGCACATTGAATTGCATTAGTCCCTGTGCGTTTCTGCCTAGTGGTTGTAATATCGAGTTCTGTAAAGCTACTTGCTGTTTTGCTAAGTCTCTTATAAGACCGCCAGATGTTCTAGCATGGTCTCTAAATGTATTAAAATATTGACTTAATTTTAGCTTTCCGCCATCAAGATTTTTACCAAATTTTTCTACATCTGATTGGAGACTTACAAAGTGTGTTGAGAATTGACCAGTGCTTCTTAATGTATCCGCAAATGATCTATTCATGACGGCAATTTGATTTGCCATCATCTTATTGGAGTTAGCTAATTGTTCCTGTAATTTAGATAGGCTGGCAGTAACCTTATGCACATCGGCAATAAGAGCTGAGAAGTCGGCATTAGCGACTATTCGGGTACTGATTGTTTCGTCAGCCATTTATATTCAAACTACTCCCTTGAGTATCCTAGTCCTTCACCAATTCCAAAACCAGCTTGTGCTGCGAATCTTCCTTGTAGCGAAACAACGTCGTTGCTAGTAGCATTTATTCCTGCTGCTCTCAACTGTATGTCTTCGAAACTAGAACCCTCCTTTTTATTTTCTTTGTACTCACCTATATCTACTCCCTTTAAAGATGCAAAGAACTTTTTGTCTTCATGATCTTTTTTCTTTAAAGCCTGTAAAGTATTTATAAGCTCTGGCATTGATAAATTTTCTTCCAGTTCATCATAATTTTTCCAATGTCCAAGTAAGAAAACTTCTCCTTCTAAAGCGGCTAAATCTAGTTCTGACCAGCCAGAACCGCTGCCGCTAGTAGGTTTGGGTCGTCAAGTTTAATTCCTCCGCAAACTTCAAGGATGCGGTTCATAGTTGGTACGTCGATAGCATCTTCAAATGCTTCTCTGTCTGCTACTAATTCTGGTAGCTGCTTTTCTAGTGCGATTGCACATGCATCAATTAGGATGTTTAAAGTTTCATCCTCTGTCTGAGACTCTGCTGTCTTCTTAATTGCTATCATGAACTTACGAAGTTCTTTAATTGATAGAGGCTTTAACTTTACTACTGCCCCATTTTGTAGAGTAATTTCTTCTACGTTATATACTGTTGTTGCCAATTTAATCCTCCTAGGATCTACTCTCAATCATTATACTAAAAATAATATACTAATACAACCAGAAAGCCCCCAATTTCTTGGGGGCCTTGGTAATTAATTACTTAATTATACTACCAATACACGGTCAATAATCTTACCGTATTCTTGTCCTTCGTAGCCGCTCATAGCGGTTGGAAGGAGACGGAATGTTACTGGGAATGTAGTTGGGGCTGATCTTGCCAATGTGAAAGCTGATTGCTGCACTGACAAAACACGACGTGCATAATATACACGCTCTGTCTGTGATCCTGCTGCTGTTGGTGCTTGACCAACTGCAATAAGCTGACGCTCTGTTGGTGCGATACCAAGAGCTCCAGCTGCTAGACCTAGAGTGTCCTTCTTTGTATTTCCTGTACCTGATGAAATGATTGTATTGTTTTGTGAAATTGTTGAAGTGTTAGCTGGATCGTCTGGTTGTCCGAATACAACTAGAACGTTCTCTAGTGTACCTTCTGACATTTCAGTTGCGATCATAACCTCCATCGCTGACTTGAACAGCTTTGCTGTATCAAGAAGCTGGTCGACAGTTACTGAATCATATGTTGGATTGTATGTAATCTGCAAACCGTTATTGGTAAAACCTACGTTTCTGTAATAGAAAGTACCAGAGTCAACTGCGTTAAGTGTAGTTGTATAGGATGTTCCTGTAGCAAATGCACCTGCGTTTGTTGTACCTGGCTCTGAGTTCTCGTATGTTGCGTATCCTGCTGATGTTGAATCGATATTCGAAATAAACAATGGGGATGCACCTACGAGAATGTTTTTAGCATTACCTGCGTTTTGTGCCATATTGTGTTTCCACCTCCTGGAATTCTTTGGTTATTAAATTGTAAATCTAAAAATCTTGGCTGGCTAGGCCTCTTCCCTCTTGGTACAATTTTAGTCCATTAAGAGTAAAAAGGCAAACCCCTAGAGGAATCTACCTTGACCGTCTGTAATTCGAGAATATTTAATTTCTAAAATGACCTCGGCGGCAAAGAAACCTTGAAGCTCTTCTGATGGAGCAGTTGGAGAGATATCTGCCACCCATATAGTATGAAACTTAAACTTGTCAGATAGGCCAGACCACTTATTGATATCTTTAGCCGATTCATCCATACGTCTAAATTCATCAGTTAGGTAGTTTCTAATCTCATTAATATCAGAAACTGAAGTTGAATATAGAGTAAGCATAATTTGCTCACAACATATTAGCCAGTTATCCTCATAAGACATTCCTATCTTGTCATAGACTATATGCTTCTTGCCGCTCAAGAATTGATTCATTTCTGCCGCCTGTTGAACTGGAATGATTGGAACTATATTTTCATTTAAATTATCACTCCAGTAGTCATTCTCATCAAATATGTTTCTTGAGGCAAGCTGGTCCCAAAGGTACTTCCTTAGTTCTAGCATTGCATCTAATTTATAATTAGCTGTCACATTGCACCTCCAAATGATAGGGTGAGGGCTGCATCAGCCTGAGACCTAATAGTGTTTGGTGAAAAAGAATATTGAACTTTTTTAATATTAGATGGGACAGCGAGTGCTTTTGTCATACTAGAATTAAATATTTTTTGAAATCCAGATCTCTTGATTGATTCGTTTACTAGTCTTCCGCTAAAAAATCTTGAATAAGCTAATGAGAATTGATTACGTGCTCCTGATCCGCCAGGTCTTTTTACTGTAACCGAAGCGCCTTTGGGCATGAATACAGTTTCTCCATTATATTCAAACACTAATCTATCTGAATTTTTTGGACGGATAACTAAAGGCTTACCTTGCTCCATTACTTCTGCTTTATTCATAAACATATGGCGTCTCTTACCTTTAGGCGCTGGAACCATAGATCTAGAAGGAAGAAATTCATAATTCATTCTAAACGATAATCCCTGCTCAGATATTTTATTTAATTTAAAAAGTCTTGCAGATTTATTTCCTGTTCTTTTCCACTCATATACGTGATGTAAAGATTTGGGTCTAGTTCTAGCAAGGGCATCTATGTAGGCTCCAAAATCTGCATCTATCTGATCAAATATAATTTTTGTAAATGCTCCCTGAAATGCCTTATTTGTTGTAAGCTTAGCAATCACTGCTGCTTCATAATATACAAATGCTGACACCTGAGCTACTGTGCTATCTTTTAATGGTCCGTTTTGATTAGCATACATCATTCCCTCTAGTCCGCTGGATGCCTGAATCAACATTGCGCTATTGTCCAATTTGCTGATTCTCCGATCTCTTCATAGATGAGTTGTATGCTATCACACGACCAAATGGGTCTGTGACTGGAGTTGTACCCATAACTTCAAACACTGTTGGAGTTTCTGTTGGGAAATTAATTTCATTCCAGATTACATTACCTTCGTTATCACAGATGTTTGTGACCTTTTCTCTAGCAGTTAATTTTTCTGAAGTTCTAACTTGAATAATTTGATCATTAGTATATTTGTTTGAGAATATCTGCTTGTCACTAGATCTAGTTGTTGCAGAATTGCTTATAACTCCTTTAGCATGACACGGTATAGTTTTATAATATGTCCACTCACGCACAATTGCTCCAGTGTCTGGATCTTGTGTCTCAAACTGTCTATAAACGTCCAGACTCATAGATAATACTGAGTCTATTAAATCGTTCATTATATAATTTCTACCTTTGTAACAAGTACGTACTCTGATAGAAGCTTATCTGCATATGCATTTCCAGTACCAGCATTAGCGTCACTAGTAAACTCAAAGTCCCAGTCAAATGTCGAGATAGTTTTGACATACTTATTTCTCCAGACTGTATCTTTAGCAAAGTAGTCTTTCATTAATTCTATCCCAGCCAATTCAACTTCGTCTGGAACCTTTTCCCATCCAAATCTACCCTGAACCTTATATGGAATTCCAGATTTAAAAACTCCATTACCATAATCATTAATGCTTGGAGGGACCATACCGTTTGCTGTATAAACTGTATTGTCTAACATGTTTGCACGATTAATTTTGATTCCATATCCAGTTGGAGTTATTTCTATTGGATAGTTCCAATTATCAATTTCATTAATTGTGTCTAGTAAAAGTACGTCTCTAGCATAAAGCTCATGCAATGTGTCAATTTTTGATGGCAATGGCAATATGTCTGAGTCGTATCCGTAAACAACTACAACGTCGTCATATAGATAAAAACTTTGCCCAGTATACTGTTCTATTTGTTTTCTAGCATACCTTTCAGCCTTAATAAGTTCTTTGTAAGAACGATAATTTGGATCTGAAGGATCTGTGCTAAATCCAAGATCCTGTACGTGGTTAAAATCTACATATGGAGTTACAACATATACTTCATCTACCCTAATTACATTTGTTGCGCCTATTGCGTATTCCCACTGAAGTCTAAGAGTTCTATTTCTATCTGTATATTGATATGGTATATACACTGTATATGTTCCAGGATTATTTTCATCCGCCACCGATGTTAATATTGTTAAAAGGTGAGTAGGGTTAATAGCTGGATTAATTGCAGGATCATTAGTTACATCATAAAGTTTTACAACAGGAGTAGTGTCTGGTGTAGTAATATCACCATTCCAAAAAACCTGATGTGTTATTGGGGACTGCGTCCTGATTAATACCTCTGCCATTTTATAGGCTTAGATTAGTTGTAATACTCCTGGACTTCCTTTGGAGTTGCTAATCTAAAGCCCTCCTCCTTATCAAAAATTTCTTGAGCCTTGTCTTTATTCATTGCTACAAACGGGTGATCTTTTGTAAATGTATGACCCATAATATCATATCTAAAGTTTGCTCTGGTCATTCTTACTAATACTGTGTCTGCTGGCTGTTCCGCCTTTGGATCAAACTTAGGTAATACTTCTACTGCCATATCGTCTTCGTCTTCTTCCATCTTCTCAATGGTCTTGTTATATACAGACCAAGTTACGCCCTCTTCTGCGAGTGCTGCAATTATGTCGGCTTTATTTTTTAGGCCTTCAGTTTCGACTGCAAAGTCTTCTGCAATCTTTTTTAATTCAGATACCTTCAATGTCTCAAATGACATATATATCTCCTAATTCTACTCAAATCAATTATAGCATTACTAAATTAAAATGAAAAGCCCCCAAAAATTAATTCGGGGGCCTTTCTTACGGGTTAATTCCTAATTAGGAAGCTACCTTAACGTTCTTAACAACTACCCAAGCATCTGCTTGCTCGATCTGGACGCCAACACGAGTATACATTGTGTACTCAATTGAGTCCTTACGTGGCCAGAAGAAACGGTAAACTGTAACATCACGCTTGATACCAATAACAACGTTATTTGGGAATGTCAAGTGGATATCTCCATGGTTACCTGTCTCGCCTGTGTAATCGCCATCTTGTGCTTCAGGAAGTAGTGGAACTTCAACAATCGGAATACCGAATGCGAATGGAGCCACATAACCTGCTGGACCACCTAGAGGCTGTACACCTTGTCCACGGATTACGCTTGAAGCGATATCCTGTGGGATAGTGTTGTTTGTTCCAATGCTGTTAGCATATAGGAAATCTTGGATAAGGTTTGAACCTGCCAAGAAGCGAAGGTCTGCACGACGTTGCTTGTACTTACGTGGAAGAGCCTTAAGAGCGCTGTTAAATACAGCACGGCTTACTGCAGCTCCTGCAGCATCGACAACGTGACCGTTTGCCTTTGCCTTCTTAACTACACCGTCAAATGCGCTGTAAAGCGGATCTGTACCTGCAGCATTACCATTAAGAACAACATCTTCAATGTCGTTACCTGCTTGTGTTGCCATCATTCTGGCAATATGATCTTCAAGATCAGCACCCTCAATATTGTCTTCTAGAGACTCAGTTGAAAGTTCCCAATCTAGACGAAGCTTCTTTGTTGAAAGAGAGATCTTTGAGAAAGTAACGGCTGCGTTTGTTGCAGTGTTATCTCCTTCAGTTGCAAGTCTCATAAGCTTCTCGCCTACTGACATACGATCAATCTCTGTTGTATCTGCTCTCATTCGGACAGTACGTGCGACCTTTCCAATTACGGTTGCGTCGAACATGTAGTCTAGGAAGCGGGCAGATTGTTCTGGGTTTAGAAGACCACCGTTTCCGTTTTCGGAAGCACGGTGTACACCAGTTCCACCAGTTGTGGAAGCAAATGTACCTGTTGCAGTTGTACCTGCAGCAATTGTCTTTTCTAATGTTTCATTACTCATTTTATATTTTCACCTACCTTTTTTAGTTAAAAATTTCATTCACGGAACCGAGGAAAGAACCGTTCCACTTTGATTTTTTGATTGTTACTTCCTGAGACCCGCCAAGGTCCGAGGACTTCTTAATTGCAGTCTCTGATTCTACTGCATCGACACGCTTTTCTACGCCATCAATCGTGTTCTTGATATCTTCTACAGCCTTTGAAAGTGCTGCATGTTGTTCTGCCAATTCTGAAATTCGGCCATCGACGCTCTTGCTGAATGTTTCAACTGTATCTTTAATAGCTGAAACTTGAGCAGCATTTGCTTCTGAAGCCTTGTTTAGTGTATCCGAGAAAAAGCCTTTAAGATCGCCTAGCATCTTTGCAAAATCAGGTTCATCAACCATAACTTCTGATACGTCGGCTGCTTTTTCTAGAACTTCGGCAGAAGCGTCTGCTACTGCATCTGCAGGAGCTTCTTCAACAGCTGGTGCTTCCTCTGCGGGAGCAACTGCTGCTGTGTCTTCTACGGCTGCTTCTGGTGCTACTGCATCTTCTGCAACTACGTTTTCTGTATTCTCTGACACTTCTTTACCTCCTTCTATGTCTGCCTGTTTTGCAATTTGTGTTTCAGGCATGGACAATCTTGACTTTTTGTGTAAATCAAGAATCTTATCTATTTCTTTTGCTTTGTTAACATCGTTTGACTCTACCCAACCGATCAATGTTGCAGGCTTACCTGTAACTGGGGAATCATAAGATGATTCTGTTGATACAAATACTGAATCACTGTCTGCACAGTAAAAAATATTTTCTGCTACAACTTCTGTTGCCATTCCTTTAAATACTAGCTGACCGTTCATCTTCTGAACAGACAAGATGTTGCATAGCTCATTTGCTGGTGAGTCAACTACTGACAACTCCATCAATGAGTATTCTTTAATAAAGCGAACTGTTTTACCAGTTGACTTGTTAACTTCGTTTTCTGAATCTACAATCTTTCCGCCGATTGAGAATCCTGCTAGAGTACCATCAAGAATCTTTTCCCAAGTATCTTGTGCACCCTTTGAAATGTATGCATCTACATAAACGCCATTGTAAAATTCTTTTGTTGCTGGGTCATAAAATGTTTCTGGTCTAAATGAAACCATCTTACCAACTGCATTTGATCCATGCATCTCACGTATGTTGCCACGGAAATTTTCAAATGCTTTTAGACTTGCTTCTGCTGAAACAACGTCGCCTGTTTGATCTAAGTTATCGAGTGTCGCAAAACCAGAGACGGTGCGCTTTTCACGATTGACTTTAGTGAATGGCACAGATAAACTGATGTTATCGCCATGTGAAGACCACAAAGATTTTTCAATATTCATATGCTTAATTTTATAGCGTTATTCACTATAACGCAAATAATGGTTGAGTAGGGCTAGTCGACTTGTCGTCCGTCGCCCTGAGCATTTCTGCCTTCCCCAGAAATATCTGGTGAATTTGCAGACCTTTCGGAATCTCTAGTTCTAGTTTGGCCAGCCTGTGCCCTAACTTCTGCCTGGGCCTGTGGCTTTAATTCTACAACTTTATCTCCACCTTCAAGTGGGACCATGCCCATTCTAATTCTAATTTCATTAGGGGTAACTACCTGCATTCTTAAATATCTCTCATCGATCTTAGATTGAGTATCTTCATCGGTTAGGGTCAATTCATTGAATTTAAGTAATAGGGCATCGGTCATTTCCTGAATAATCTTATTTAATTTCTTTTCTAAATTCATTTGAGCTGGACGACATACTTGCTCTCTAAATGTCTTATCGGCATCTCTTGCCACCGCCAAATTAACTCCTTCTGGAGTTCCAATTTTATTAATTGGTACACGGTGAGATAATAGAATTTCATCTCTATTAGATTTACGATACACGTTAAATGAAGACTCTTGAGTTCCTGCCTCAATTGGCTCCATCTTAAATTCAACCTTTGAGTCTGGTGAATCTGGTGGAAGAGGGATATATAAAGATCTATGATTCTTGCCTCTTAGTCCAACCTGGAAGAACTCTAGAAGCTTACGCTCTGATTCTGTAGATAACTTAGCACCCTTTACAGTGATAATATATCTTGGGACCGCCTTGTTTTCGAAGTAGTCAAGGTTGTACTTGCCAGCGAATTCGTTTCCTGCCATTGCATTCTGTGATGCAATAATATCTGGGATACCATAATAGTTATTTGTTGGAGTATACTTCTTTAAATGAATAATCTCATTTGGTCTTTCTAGTCCGCCATCAATCGGATTTGGTGTGTCTTGATCTCCAAAGTTACGGAAATAAACAGCTTTGCCATAAAGCAATTGAATAAAGCCATCACGCAAACGGCGAACTCGCATAGTCTTTGCTGGTATATGTCCGATATATCCAATCTTACCTGCTGAGGTTCTACCAATTTCAAGGTAGCCATTACCTGTGGCCTCAACATCTGTGTAGGCCTTGATTAAAGTTTCAGTAAATGTTTCTTCTTCATTGCATTCCTCTAGCCAATCATATAAATCTTGGCGAAGTCGATTTAGTTTACGACGTGCACGTTCCAGTGCTTTATCGTCTGTAATGTTATCAAACGCTTCTTGTGTTTTTCTTGTCTCAACAAAGTCGTGGCCTAAGCCAACGATATTGGAAACTTTAGCATTAATTGCTGCATAGTTGTATGGTGAAATTTCATAAATCTGTGAAAGATAATCTAAGTTATATGGTGGCTCAATAAGATCAAACATTGCGTAGCCAGTAATAGCTTGTGCAAGGAGGTTCTGTTGTGTTTCTGTTCCGTCAATTCCTTGGAAACGCTTTTGCAAATCTCTGTTCATCTTGCGACGGAATGAAGCGCCTAATCCAGACACCTTTGTTAAATCTTCTCCCTGAATTTTAAATGGGTCATTGCTCTTTGATTCCACTGGGGTATTAAATCTCATCCAATCTGCAACATTGGAAATTGATACTTCTTCTCCGCCTTCATCATCAATAAACTCTATCATCTTGTCCCCCCATTTTTAAGAGCCTTCATCTGGTCTTTATATTCACCAATATCCAAAGGATCTGGTGTGAGTCCCCACTTTAATCTTGTTTGCTGTTCTTCAAATTCTTCGTCGTTGATTTTTCGTTTACCCATAAGAAATTTAGGCCCGCCCTCATATATACCGTATGAGCGAACTTCTCTAGCCAAAGCATCGATTCTGGATCTATTTCCTTTTTTGGACGTGATCGAAAGAAAGTTTCCATCATCATCTCCTATCCAGCGTCCGTCTGGCATTTCCCAGACATATACTCCAAGAGTTGTTTCGTCCTCATTGAACTTGGCGCCCATTCTTTTAATATCCATAGGTTTTTATTTTACCATTCTTTACTATCTAAGTCCAGCTTTTTGTCAAGGTAGGTGACAAATTTATACGCTTTGCACCACAACCCAGTCATTATCATAATATACTGGAGCTAATTCTGTCATGTCTATGACTGGATCGGTGGTTGAAGAAGACGGTCTTCCACAATATAAATCGAAATGGGTATCTACCATTTCCTCAGTAAGAGATCTATTATATATTGCAATATTGTTATATAGATTATCTGGTCCGCCTGAAGTTTCATAATTAAATTGAAGGGATCCAGTTACTGATGCTGAAAATACTAAAACAATATGATGTGGCTCTCCTGCCACCAGGAAATTGCTTATATTGGTCTGTGAGGTCTTATCTACCCCATTGACGTAAACCTTGCTTATAGAGGCCTTAGAGACCGTTCCAGACCCATTCCAGGCGTACTTGGTGCTGGTTGTTGTATCATAGAATAAAGTATTTGCTCCAGTTGTTTTAGGAGTAAAAAACATCTCTACTGTATTTATATCTAATTCAGTATTGATATCAAATCCATATCCTGAAGCAGGCCTAATTCCATTATTATAATGTCTAAGAAGCGGGGAATAATTTAAAGACCCTATGGCAAATTGATCATCTGACTCAATATAGCTATTAAAGTTATCGGCATATATTCTAGTCTGGCTATAAAACTTAATTGAGAAATGCGATAGTCTTGGCAAGAATTTGCTAGCATCTGTAGTAGTCATGGTAATTCTAATATATAGAAGCCCATTTGTATCAAAGCTTCCTTTTTTATATTGTGGAATTGCCTCTCCATTTACGCAAGGAAGGTATATTGTTCCGTCTATACTGGTTTCAACTGATATGCCTAATTCATTCCGCCACTCAATTTTAGAGTTTGTGAATCCTGACTCCGTTGGAACAAATAAAAAGTCATTGATAGTAAAAGACTTCGACTGGGCTGTATCTGTTGGAATAAATCCTATATATTTACCCTTATCATCATAGTATGTATTTGATTCTATAAAGCTATCCCATGTAGCATCTACTCCATAGGTATAGCTGAAATCTATTCTATTTGTTCTATCTGAACATGAAAATAATGTTCCTTCTTCTGGGTTCACTACATGTATTGGCTGTATGTAATAATTGGCATCATTGTAATGTCTTGTAATTGCCGCTGAATTTAATCCATATCGATATACTGCTGGAGCATCTACTATAAAAGAATCTTCAGAGTCAGATGTTGGACCTATCTGTAGGTCAAATGCTGTATTTGTAAATTTAAAATTAGGATCTAGAGTTTTAGTTGCAACCTGAGTTCCGTCAATATATAGAGAAATAGAATTTACTGAATATATACCTACGACATGTATTGTTTTCTTAGTATATGTTACTGCCCACCTAATTTGTTCTGTGCCTGAAGCCTTAAATACTACATCGCCCTTTTCCCAATATAATCCTATGCCATCTGTTGTATCGGCAAATATTGTTGTTTCTGATGATGACTGAATAGATGGACTAATCCATACCTCTAAAGTAAAGTCATTATCTGATGAGTATTTGTTTGCAAGTCCATTTGAAACGCTTGATCCATAAAAATCTTTTGATGTTGGTAAAGTAATATATGCTGTATTAGTTATCCTGGTTCCCGATACCCCGCTTGGAATTAATGGCAACATGTTTGATGCAGGAGAACCAACGTAGGTTCCGTTATTGCCACATCCAGATGAATCTGCTGCGATAACACCAGAGGACTCATCCAGGGGCCAAAAGCCCACTGGAGAGTCCTTGATGACTTTCAGCTGGTAAGACATATTTTATATTATACAGTATTAGTTATCAGATTGCTTATTTGCTTGGTTAAGAAGGGCTACTACCATTTCAGCTGTTTCTCTAGTAGAAATAGCGCTGGCAATATCTTTTGCTGCCGATCTGATATCCAATAGACTTGCTTGTCTTTGAATCTCAAACTTCTTTGAAACATCCGTAATTACACGAAATGTTCCATTGAGGTCTTTAACTACAAAAAAGAGGGTCTCAACTTTTTGAGAGTCATCTTCCTTTACTTCATCTTGCGGTGTAGATTCTTCTACGTTTTCCATATTTTCTGTCATTTTTTCTCCTAGGCTAAGAAGTGCTTAAGTATCGAGGCCGTCGCCAAGATGCACCATGCTATATTAAACCATATAATTGTTGGCAATGTTTTAATTGTTGAAGTAACTATCAATGTCATACTTGAAATCAAAGCAAAGATGAATAGCCACCACCATTGTTTACCGAAAAGCAATCCAGGAAAGATAATACTAATCTTTGTTCCAAATGAGACTGCCTCTATAGTATTTACTTTGTTCCAGTAGGACTTTTGAAAAAATCTTTTACTGACTACTTTAAAATCATTTAACTGCATCATGTCTATCCTCGATCATTTTTAAAACCTGTTGCCAATTAGCAGAAGTTTGTAATGTTAAGTTTTGCTTTATTTTAAAAATCTCATAATTCTTGTTCTCTTCTTCGGAATAAGTATTATTGAACTCTTTTATATAGGGCTCTAAATTAAGTATACCATTTCCCTGCATTACAAACAAGTAGTTTTCTAAGGCAAAAATATTAGTGCCTTCAAAATCTTTATACTCTAAAATATTATTCTTAGATTTAGACAATATTTGTTTTGTGAAGTCTGGCATTTTGTTATTGATTGTAAAATTTTTCCAAAACTCTGTGTCATCCCTATTGGTTACATAATGAAGGTAGATAAAATTTAATATTTCTTCTTGATCTGACCTAAATTTAGCATTAAAATTATTTTTGTCTGGTTCTGTGGCCTTAAGCAGATCTTCTATATTTCCTGGAAGTCTTTTTAAACTTTGAAGGCTTGACAAGATAGAAGTTGCTTCTAGCGGTTCAATGAAAGCTGAAGATAACCCAACAGCGATGCAGTTTTTAATCCAAACATTTTTAAATGACCCTGGATTAAATTCAAAAAATAATCCCTGCCTTGGAGGCTGAACTTCAAATCCAAAATACTCTTCGACTTCTTTTTTTGCTTCCTCTAATGTTATATAAGAAGAATCAAACACATATCCACAACCATATCTGCTTTGTATTGGAATCTGCCACATCCACCCATACTTCATTGCAACAGCGTTAATATGTGAAGTAACTCCCTTTCCCATCTGCTCGTGAGATAGAAAAAATGGAAAAGCTTTATCTGCTGGTAAATGCTCTGAGTAACTTTTCCATTCTGAATTATAGTATTTACCAATTAATAGTCTTTTAAATCCGCTGCAATCAAATACAAAATCTGAATGAACGGCATTGCTTTTGCAATTTATTTTAACGATTTCTTTATTAGAATTTTCTTCAAATGATATTATTTCGTCATCAATATAAAATATACCACGCTCTTCTATAGCTATTTTTTTAAAATATTCTGCGACCAACCTGGCATCAAAATTTAAAGAAAAGTGTGCCAGCCTATCAGAATTTATTGAAAAAGGAAATTTATTATTTTCTGCTAAATTTGAATTAAAGTCAAACTGGTGCTGTTTATTGTTCTTTGCTATAGAGTAAATTATTGCTCTGGAGTTATACTGAGTTACTGGATCTATAAAAGAGTTTAGTGTTGATATGGCTAGGTCTTCATCTGCTGCAAATGAGTTGTAATAGTATCCGCCATCTTTATTCCAGTTGCTAAATTTTGCTGAAACTTTAAGGGTTGCTTCGCAGTTACGAATTAATTCATAAAATGGAATTTTTATAATATCAAGGAAATCTATGAACATTGGGGTGGTGCTTTCTCCAGCTCCCAGTACTCCTATCTCTTCGCTTGCAATAACAGTTACCTTAGAATCTGGGTAAATTTGTTTTGCATATAAAGCGGTAATCCATCCAGCGGTTCCTCCGCCAATAATAACTATATTACTCATAAGACTTCCTATTCCATTTAAAGTTTTTATACCATCCAAATGCTCTTCTTGTTGTATCGAATTCATTTTTAATTGCTATGTCTGTTATTGATTTATCATGTTCAGATTGCCAGTTTTCTCTTTTAAATGGCATAACTTGATATATGGGAGTACCTACTGGGATAATGCCCTCAAAGCCTGATTTTAAAAAGAATGGCAGATTGCCTCTTGCCATTGTCATGTCAGAGTCAACAATACCAGAAAGTGTAGTAAATGGAAGATCAAACCTATTGTGTGGGTGAGATATTAAAATACTATAACCCTTTGGGGTCTGGATATTAAACAATGACTTCCATGCGTAATGATCTTCATCATGACCTGCTGGTGTGGGCAATGTTTTATTTATTCTAGGTCTTTTTTCAATTGGATCTGGTCCAAGTCTCCACTGTAGCTTTGGCCCAAGTTCCGTCTGCTCTACAATAATATCTGTCCATAAAAAGGCAGTGTACCCAGAAGTCATTGCGTCTAAAAATGGCATACATAGCTTTAGCCCATGATTACTTGTGCCATTTCCTATTTTCATATTTCCGCCTACAAACCTTTCAGCATCTCTATACCATTCTGGTATATGCTTTTTAGCAGCATTTGGAATATCTATTAGGTCATTTCCTTGAATTGAAAATTTTATTTTTTTACTCATATCTTATCCTTATATAAAGTATTTGATAAGTGCTCATATACTGTAGGAAGCTCTTTAGAAAGCTCTGACCATTTATTTTTATTTTCAGACCAAATTTGATCTAGATAGTTTATTCTTCCTTGTACATCAATTCCTAGAGAAGCCTGATTAGTATAAACTTCTGTTGCAGAAATAATAGGATAATTTAATCCAGTTGCAACACAACTTAGTCCCGATGCTGGACCTCCGTATTCATTTCTAGATCCCCACTTATTTATATAAAATTTTCTTGCTACTAGATCTAGCGGCGTGGATGCTATGGTATACTCACTATTTATTAATTCTGGGTAATAGGTTTTTCCAGTAGCATTTTTCCAATACTCTGTATCATCCCTTAAAGAAAGAGCATAGTGTAGTGTTACAAAATCTGCAAATAAATTAAACTGCTCAAATGTTACATTGTTGTATGCATCTCTGTCCCACTGTGAAACCTTTTTTCGCTCTAAAGTGGCACACAAATATTCCAAGAACTTATGAACTGTAAAAAGTCCATTACTTTCTAGCGGTTCAATGAAGCCAGCGGCTAATCCTATTGCTACTACATTTTTAACCCATGTTCTTTTATGAATTCCAATTTTAAATTTAACATCTTTAAAGCTCATAGAATCTACGTCTCTATCTGGATTATATGCACTCACATAGTCTGTTTTTAAATAATTTTTAAATTGATTTAAGGCATCTTCTGGCGAAATAAACTTATCACTATACACATATCCAGTACCTATTCTCTTCCATGAAGGAATATTCCACACCCAACCATTTTCTATAGCTGTACATGTAGTATATGGCTCCATCTCTTTATTTTTATCAATATAAGGTATTTGCGTAGCCCATGCTCTATTGTTTGGAATTTTATCAGAATAATCAATCCACTCTTCCTGTAAAGCTTTTCCAATTAATATAGAGTGAAAGCCAGTACAATCTATGAAAAGGTCTGAATATACCTTTTCACCACTATCTAATAAAAGATAGTCAATACCTGAATCGGACAATGACCAATCTTTTACTGTATTTGTTTTAAGGATGACACCTTTTGGTAAACAGAAGTTTTCTCTTAACCATGCTCCAAACATGCTTGCATCAAAATGTAACGCCGATCCAACACTGGAATCAAATAATACGGTTCCGTCTTTATCTTTAAAAATATTAGTAAATTTATTTTCAGGCAGTAGGTGTGAGACTGGGTAGAATGTATCTGTATAGTCTTCTACAGGAGTTTCTGGATTAAACATCTTTTTTACATACCAGTCTTCTGTTTCTCCCATACCCTTTATTGAATCTACAATTGGTCTAGTAAATGGGTAATGAAATGATCCACTTCCCTTTTCATAAAAATCTCTAAATTTAATACTTAATTTATATATTGCATCGCATTCCGCCATAAATTTTTCTTTAGGCAGTCCAATTAACCTAAGCCAGTCATTCATAAAGCCAAGGGTGCTCTCGCCGACACCTACTGTTGGAGTATCTGGACTTTCAATTACAATAACTTCTTTTTCAGGAAATACAGACTTAATTGTTGCAGCAGCCATCCATCCTGCGCTACCTCCACCAACAACTACAACTTTATTAACTATTAAATTCATATTATTGCCTTTTTAATTTCCTTTATAGCTATTTTATTAATTCGTTGTGAATTAAATTTTTCATAAAGATCTTGGAGAGAAGTATTCTTTTTATACCTTTTTATTTCTAATGAACTTTTTACAATATCTTTTAGTGTATCAGTAAAATAAAATTCTATAAAATTAATTTTTTTATCTGTGTCAAACTTTACATAGAATAGGTCGTCCCCCTTATCCAAGGTAAATCTTCCATTATCGTATATAGAGTATGATGGGATTAATGGTCTAAACCAATTTGAAATATTAAATTGTCCTGGTATTAAATGAGCATTATTTAAATTTTTATTTGATAGAAATGGTTGACTTAATGTTATATTTATATCATTTTCTGAAAATAATGATAATGGAACCAAATAATCAAGTATGACATTTTTATCTGAATACTCTCTTACAGATATATAATCTTCTAGATTATTATCTAACCAATCTATAGTTTTATTGCTATTTAATTTTATATCTAGGGTCATAGGGTTAGTAAATGCAAATGTATTCTTTAATAAATTTGTAACAGCTGGGCAGCCTAGCCAATTTACATCATCCTGTACAGGATTTCCTATTTTTTTATGTAAAGAAGACAATACTGGGCTTATAGAAATATCCATCATATAATTCATGTTTTCGGTAAACATGTTATATTTTGACCAGTATACATTTATCATATAATCAGTATATCATTTATATGTGATATAAGTCAATGGGTATGTGAGTGTCCCCACTCAAATTTATTTACCCCTGGCCCTTCATTTACATTTCCAATAAATCTTAATGTATCTTTTATAACATTTTCAATAACCTTATATGATACTTCGATCATATTTGCAATATGAGGAAGGTTTAAATGCTTAAATTCTTCTTTAATTACAATAGGAGACTTTTCAAATAGATCAATATTATTTTCAGAAAAAATAGAAATTACATCTTTATATGTAATAAAATTATTTTTATCTTGCCATGCATCTAAATACATTTCAAGGGCAGAGTCTTTTGCTAGAGCAACCAATCTTGGGGCTAATATGTTATTATTTATCATCCGCTGGCTTTTTCAATAAAGGAAGTCCAGATTCTGGAACTGGTTGTCCCAATAAATTATCTATCACACTTTCTGGCGGAAGCTTGACTAAAAGCAATTCAATTTCATCTGTAGTCAGGCCCAACTTTAACAAAATCTTTGATTTTTCTTCTAAAGCTTCTTTTAATTCTTCTTTTAGTTTAGCAACATCTTCTTCAGAAATTCTTTCAATTTCTGGCTCTGTATCAACATCTTGAATTATCCAAGAATTTTTTTCTTTATTAAAATAACAAATATGAGTTTCTGGATTAAATTCTGGAGCAGGTATTTCTGTAGAATATGCTGGCATTAACCATACACCTGGCTCTAGCGGAGATTCATCTACGCTAGATTCTCCGACAAACTCCATGGTAATAGGGTTGTAAGTATAAGCAATCATAGATTTTCTTTTCTATTATTAATTAAGTTTAGATTAAAACTTAATGCAAAAACGCATTGCTACGTTTCTAGGTCTTAGCTGATCTCCTTCAGCAACTCCGCCAGAAACATCGATGCTTCTTTCTCCAGCAGAATCTCCAAATGGTTCCCATCTGAATTCATTTGATGTTCCCCATCCGAAGTGTGATCCACCCTGAACCTGAGCGTGACCCCATCCGTAAAGGTACCAAGATCTGGTCTGGTGACGGTGTCTAGGCATCATTGCTGCTTGTGCAGAAGCAAATCCTCTACCACTGTCTGCTCCACGACCATCATCAAAACCACGGATAAATTCTCCACGAAGATCTGGGACGTTAAATGTAGTTGAGCCATCACCTCCACCAAAGTTTCCTCCAATTGCTGCGAACAAATCTGCGTACAGAGTACGACTGATTGCTGCACCATTGCAGTGTATGTATCCATTTGGTGTGCTATTTGCTCCCCAGGCAATTACTGTTCCTGCTGGAACAATGCCGCCCAATGAGTTGTTTAATAAGTTGGTTAACGTTGCCATTATGCTATGATTCTCCATCCGTAAGTTGTATTGCTAAACATTAATCTGACAGAAGCATTGTTTATGTTAAACGGCATATCTTCTGCAAGGCCCTGGATTAGCTGTCCATTTCGGGCAATATTTACTGGCGTATTGAATGCTGTACCAGCGATATCTGTTAGAACTATTTCATCTCCAAGTGCTGGTGATGCTGGCAGTGTCAGTGTTAGTCCTGAAGCTGGAACTATAAAGTAATTTCCTGTGCTTTGTACGCCGCTTGTTCTTAGATTTCCACGAGCAACCAGTGTTTGAGAAGTGGTGATAATCGTTGGTCTCATATCAACATATCTCTTAGTTGCTACTGCAAGATCTACTCCAGCAGTTGGGTCTTGAGACACTTGAACTGTAGTTCCACCAGTAATTGTTACTGTGTTAGCATTTAGAGATATTGTTCCATTAAGTGTTGAATCTGCTGCACCAATTGTTACGTTAGTTGT